AAGCATTGGGGATGGGCATGTGTAAATATTATTCAACAGGAGCAATCTGGAGAAAAAGAACAATTCTCTAATAATGGACAAAGTATTCAAAAGAAGACTGAGCCATCATTAGCAGGATTTGCTAACAATAAGGAGATTCAGCGTGATGCTAAAGTTGTTATTGGTGTTTACTCACCCGATAGATATGGATTTGAAAATTATCATGGTTATGATATCAGAAGATTCAGAGATGCTTTTAGAGCAGTCAAGATCTTGAAAAATAGATTTGGGCCCCCAAACAAGTATCATCATTTCTTATTTGATGGCGCTACCAATAGATTTGCAGAGTTACCAGCCGGTAATGAGCAAGATAAATTGGATCCATACGAGAAGAAGGCAGATATATTGCTTGGTAGAGTTGGGCCACCACGTAAAATGAAAAACTTTGGAATGTAATGAAAGATGAACTAAATACAATCATAAGGATGATGATTGAGATCATCGAGAAATGCAAATTAGATCCATTAAAATATAAAGATGATTCTTGGACCAATATAGATGTACCTGGAGTAGAAAACTGCCAGGTATATTTTAATGAAGGTAGGAAAGTGTCAGCCTTTATGTGTGATCATTTAGAGTATGCTCATTATAGTGGTAAAATAATTTTTCACAAGACCACAATGGATAATCCCAACGGATTTAAAACAGTTATTGACAGCTTAAAAAGAGCTCATGAATTAGTATTTAAGGGACCAACAAAAAGGAAGTTAAACTTTAATTAATAGATAAACAAATGGCGAATTTATTCGTATTAGACAAATAATTATGGCTAAAATTAGTATGGATGCTTCTGAGTGGGAAACCATGAAGAAGAATGAAAAATTACTGGAAGAGGCACTAGCAAGAGAAAAGGAATTAAGCTCTAAGGTTGAAACACTTCAGCAAGAGAAAATTGATGCTCTCAAGGCTAATGAGAAGAATGTAACTATAGTTAAGAAGGTTCATGTTTCTGAGTCTTTGATGTGCGAAGTTCCTGTTCACAGTATAATTCAAAGATTATCAGGAATAGTTGCTAACGTAGTTAATCATGATGAGGAAAGAAGAGGTATGAGATCAAGTCGTGTTTCTTCAAATGATATTCAAAGAGCAATGATGATTAGTTATAGCTCTACAGGATATTTTGAATGTGAGATCAAGATGATTCAAGATATGTTCTTTAAGCAAAGAAATGAACTTAGAATAGATGATGACCAAGAGAGTATTACTCACAAAGGTCTTGACCAGGTTAAGGCTGATATTGCTAAAGAATATGAAGAGTCAATGAGCAAAGAGCACCAGAGAATGATTCAGAGTTTTGGAGATATGCAGAAAGAAATTGCATCTCGAAAAGACAATGAGAAAAAGCTTGGTAAAGATATCAAGCTTCAAAGTAGAATCATTAGAGATTTAGAAGGAGATGTTAAGGGTTTAATGAAGCAATATGACTTACAAAAAGCTTCCACAGTTCCGGAATATTTTGTATCTTCGACTAGGAAAATTCTTAGTGATACCAGGGGTTTTGTAACTAATGGTAAACGTTTAAAACAACTTGATGAATTATGGAAGAAACAGGATTAAGATTCAATACTGGCAAGCTTAAATGGTCGCTGGTATCTTGGAGAGCTTTAGGTCCAATGGTACAAGTTTTAATGTATGGTGCACATAAGTACACTACATTTAAAAGAGATGATGGGAGCACTGTAACAGGTGCTCAAATCTCCAAAGAAGATGCCAAGGGACTTGAAGTAGTAACTAGCGGAGCTAACAATTGGAAAGGAGGACTTAAGTACACGGAAGTGTGCGAGAGTATGCAAAGACACATGAATGCATTTATTGAAGGAGAAGATGATGACAAAGAAAGTAAATTATCTCATGTTGGTCATATTTTATGTAATGCGATGTTTCTATCTTATATGGTTCTTTTCCGGAAGGATTTGGATGATAGACACATTGATCAAAATTTAAAGAAATGAGTACACAAGTAAGATATTACAAATTACCTTTTAAAGCTGTACTAGCTATTGACTTTGATGGAACTATATGTCTCAGTAATTATCCTGAGTTAGGACCACAGCATGTGAATGCAGGTATAATAATTAAAAGGTTAGTTTCTGATGGTTATGGGATAGTAATCAATACATGTAGAGAAGGTTTGCCTTTGGCTGGAGCAATTAATTGGCTTCACGAAAACAACATACCTTATCACTTTATTAATTGTAATTTCCCACATCTAATAGAAGATTATGGGGCGGATTGTCGTAAGATATCAGCAGATATCTACATAGATGACAAGTGTTTAACTGGCCTTCCAGAGTGGAATGGCATTTACGGAATAATAAAAGATAAATTTGAAAAAAAGTTATGAATGATGAAAATTTCTTTATAAGAAAGCAGATTAAAACAGAACCAATTCCGGAAGGTAAGGAGTATGATGTAGAAAATGAAGACGACATCTTAGCTTGTGGACTTGATAGAGAAAGTTTTGGAAAGAGAAATCTTGCTATGTTTGGAGAAGGCATGAATTTAGAAAAATCTAAAAATCCTGTAGCTCAAACATCAATGAGATTAGAAAAGTATTTTTCAAAAAGAGAGATAGCTTTTCTTTTATCAAAATCAATGTTGCAAATAGCTTTTGACGAAGCAAAAAAGAAAACAGAAAATGGCAAATAAATTATTAGTAACCGGTTATAGTGGAACTGGCAAAACATATTCACTAAGAAATTTAGATCCGAAAGAGACATTTATTATATGTCCTGACGAGAAAGCTCCACCATTCAAAGGATGGAGAAAAAACTATACTACTATAGATCCTGCTCTAGGTAAGTTTAATCCAGGTGTTAACAACTATCTGAAAACAACTAACTGGGAAAAGATTAAAGGTGGTATGGCTTATGTTTCTGCAAAACGTCCGGATATTAAGACTATTGTGATTGACACAATTACTTATGCAATGATCGGTGAGTTCATGGATAAAGCTAAGACTGTAGGTTATGCTAAGTTTACTGAGATGGGTGATAATGTGTATAAAACATTAAAATCTATTGATGGACTGCGTGATGACATTACCGTAATAGTAATGGCTCACACTGAAGTAAAGCAGTTCAATGGTGTTGATAGAACAGTCTTTGGAGTTCCCGGAGGTAAATTGGTTCAGGATGTAGTAAAGCCTGAAGGGATGTTTGCTGTTATCCTTGAGACAACAGTTCAGAAGAAAGGTGAGGATATAAACTACGGGTTTATGACTCAAAACAATACTACAAATATGGCAAAGAGTCCTGACGGTATGTTTGACGGAATGGTTATTCCTAATGACATGGCTGAAGTTCTTGAGTCTATTCGTAAGTACGAAGAAGGAGAGTAAAAAACTTAAGCACAAAGTTAGTTGGGGGATGCACGTTATCTATAGGTGAGAGACCTTGTGGAGAATAGGTTTAAAAGTAATCCAATACACGCCCATTGACTCCTATTCATGTGCTTTTACATAAATTAAAAATTAACAATTAAATTTAATAGAAATGCAAATTATATTTGGAACAAAAAGGCTAGGTAAAGTTGATAGTTCAAATGGTTCTTATCAGAAATATCCTGAGAAAGCTGTGGTTACCTTAGAAGGTGATCGTGGTCATGGGAAATCAAGAAGATTTCTTTTTAATGCACTAGCTGCTGAAATGCTAGGATTAGAAAAAGGTGATGTGCAACATGTCATTTTTGGATCATTGGTGAGTGGAGATAATAAAGCTGTATTAATCTCGAATGCTAATAACATTCAAGATCAAGAAGGTTTAACTGTTTACAAAACATCTAAAAATTATGTTGCTTATGATGACAGTAAAGAAAAAGGTAAAGCTGTTTCTTCATCTGTTCTTACAGGTGACGTAGCTGATTTTCTTGGATTAAGTGATGAAGCATCTCATGAATTCTCCATGTCTATACTTGATAGTGATGAATTAGAAGCTTGTGTTCTCACAATGCTGGTAGAAGATCAAGTTGATGCAGATCTTTCTTCTGAAGAATTGGAGCCTGAAGCTGAAGGAGTAGATCCTTTTGCTGTTGAAACTCTATCTGCTGCACCAGTAGTTGATGAAGTTAACTGGGATGATGAGCAGCCATCACAAGTAAATCAAGGTTTGACTAGAGCAACAGTAGAATAAAAATTAATTAATAATATTTTAAATTAGAAATAGATTATGAGTGGATTTGGAAAAGCACAAGAAGTAACAGACGGGCCAACAAGAAAATTATACACTGGAGCTGAGAACTTCAAAGTATTGGTTGTTAATCCTACGAAGGAAGAAATAGAGGATCTTTATGGAAGAGAGATTCAATATACTCCTGAGTATGTAAACACTACTGAAGTAGAAGATGGTGACGGTAAGCGTACAGTTGATCAAATTAGATTAGATTTTTTCTTATCTAATGATGATGACTCAATTACCACAAAAGCGCAATTTTATATTGCAAAGACTCATCACAAGTCTCAGACAGGAAAGATTAGAGTTATAAATGATTTTGGTAAAACTGCATGGTTGGAGAAAGATCACATAGCTTCTAAGACTACTCCTGACAATATGAGTTGGTACAATTCTTCAGGAATGAAAGTAGCTTATCGTGGTGAAGAAGAATTAATTTCTTTTTTATCTAATTTGCTGAACCTTCCTTGGGATTTATCCAAGTTGGATGATGCTTCTGATGCACATGCTCGTATCAGTAAAGAAGAATGGGCTAAGATATTTGCAGGAGATGTAAGTCTTATTAGAAGTATCATTGAATCAACAAATAACAAAGTTGGTGTAGTGCTAGGCGTTAAGACCAAGCAAGATGGTGGACATGTACAAAGCATGTTCAACAGAACCACATTGCGTCAATATACTATTCATAGCGCTAAAGCTGATAAGTTCAAGTATGTTTTAAAAGACATTATTGAGGCTAAAGCTGCCGGTGCATTTGGAAATGTGGAATTTGGTCCAGATGATTTGGAATTGAGAGAGTTCTCGATCACTCCAGATCAATTGACAATGGATCTTGCTGATGAGGCTGATGTTTTTGATACTGCCGGTGTAGTAGCAGACAAAGTTGCAGCAGAGGATGACAACTGGTTAGATATGTAAGAAACAAATTTGTGTTTGTTAGTTAGAAGGGGATTCACTATATTGGTGGTCCCCTTTTTTAATTTTAAATAAATCATTATGAGTTTCAAGAATCATGACTGGAAAAAGTTAGCAAATCAAAATGACATACTAAGCTGTATCACGGATGTTGAGATATTTGAGTATTACTTAGGCGGAATTCCAAGAAAACCAATATCAAGCCCTCTTCGAGAGGATAAAACTCCTTCATTTAGTGTATTTCATTCAGATATGTACGGAAAATTGATGTACAAAGATTTTGCTACTGGTGAGACTGGGGATGTATTCGTATTCTTAATGAGGTTATTCAAGTTTGTAAATATCACTGATGTTTTTAACAAGGTAGCTGCAGATATGGGATTGACTCAATTTGAAACTACGAACACATCTAAACATCCTAGAAGATCTTTTGTCAGCGCCTCTAATAAGGGTAAGGTAAAAAAAAGTAGACTAGAAATTAAGATTAAGATCAGAAAGTGGTCAAAAAAAGATCAAGAGTATTGGAATGTAAAGTATGGTTTTACCCGTAAACAATTAGAATATTGCGGAGTATTTCCAATATCACATTATTTCATCAATGGTTATTGCAAAGCGGCGGAAGATGTAGCCTATGCATTTGTTGAAGAAAAAGATGGATTACAGACATTCAAAATATATCAGCCTTTAACTGAAATCCCGGAGAATAAGTGGGTTAATAATAACGACTATTCTACCTGGGAGTTATGGCAGCAGATGCCAGACAAAGGTAAAAATCTGATAATAACAAGTAGTAGAAAGGATGCTATGGTTATAAAATCATTGTATCCTTCTCATTTATTGACATCCTGTGCCTTACAAAGTGAAAAGGTAAACGCAAAGGATTATGTAATGGATGAGGTTATAGGTCGTTTCGAGAATATTTATATATTTTATGATAATGACTATGACAAAGAAATAAACTGGGGAAGAGAAGCAGGTAAAAAGTTTGCAGATCTATACAGTTTAAAACAGATTGAGATTCCGGATCAGTATAAAATAAAAGATATATCTGATTTCGTGGAAGATCATGGGAGAACAAAAACAAAGCAATTAATTAAGAAATTATTAACACAAATTTAATCAAAATGGCAGTACAAAGAACAATTACCACGAATTTAATGAAGAAGCTTGAGACTTTCCGCGTAATGGCGTTAGGTGAAGCTATGAATACCCCAATCCTTTTGATAGGTGTGCCGGGTGTTGCAAAGACAGCAGCAGTTATAGATTTCGCGAAAGCTTCCTTAAATGGAACTTTGGGAGATAATGATCTGTTCTTGTTAGAAACTGATGAAGGTACCCGTAGCAATGCTATCAAGGGTAATATTGACTTGGAAGAGTTGACCCTGAATCAGAAATATAAAGTCAATTCTCCTATCACATCCTCTAAAGTTGTGGTTATTAATGAGATTGACAAAGCATCAGCATCATTGAGAAATAGTTTGCTAGGTGTAATGAATGAGCGTATTCTCTTTAATGGGAATGAGAAAGTGCCGTGCGTATGGACCAACTTCATCGCAACGTGTAACTCCATTCCGGACGACGAGAAGGACTCACCTTTCTGGGATAGATTTCTAGTCACATTTCATGTGAATAGATTGAACCAGAGTGATATCTTAAAGTACTATGATAATGGAGGAAAATTATTCTCTCAAACTCATAACATTACCATTCCTGAATCTTCAGACCTTAACAGTATTACATTAGATCCGGCTAAGTTAAAAAAGACTATTGATATCATTTATAGTGATTTATCAGATAGGTCTTTATCATTCTTGCCTAATCTAATCAAAAATGTAATGGTTGTTTGGAACATGAGCGAACAGAGAGGTATTGTAAAAACTGTAGAATTGTTAGTTGGTAAAGAGAAAGCTGCAGCAGTATCAAAAGTGTTAGTTCCTAAAGAATTTAGAGAGCTGCTTGACACTATTGATGTGCTTGGCCAATCAGTAAACAATGAAGAGTATAATAAGCAGTACGATAAGATTGAAGGATTGTTTAACAGCCTTAGAGGCGCAGGTAAGTTATCTGATGAAGATATGGTAGATATTAAAAATTCTATCAATACTCAGGAGGAGAAATTACCTTTCTTAAAAGCTGATGCAGAAGAAGCTAACCAAGCCATGGAGGCATTATCATAATTGATATGGAAAGTTTATTCGAGAGAAAATCAGGCAAGGGGTCTTTTAAGACCCCAACGTTTGATCCGTACAATAAGTATAATAATGCAGAAGCGGGAGCTTTTGGATTTAGAAAGGATCCGCATGTAATTATTCCAGGTGTAACCTCCAGGGAAGCTTATAGATTAAAAAAGATAAGAGAACATGTGGCTAAGGTTACTGAAGAAGAGTGCACAGTCCCACAAAGTTTGATAAATGATGTTTATAGTATGTACGTTAATGAAGATGTTAAAAGACGTCCTTCAGAAGCTAACAATGCTATTAAGCATAAGGTGTTAGACAAAGTGTATAAT